GAATATACAGCCATTCCTTTAAGGTAATGCGTGCCATCAACCATAATACGAACCTGAGCGTAATTAGAGTTTCCCAAAGAAAGATCCTTTACGCCACGACGAAGCTCAATGAGGCCGTCTGCTTCCTTACCACCATCATCAGCATACTTAATAGCAAGACGTTTTGAGTCTAAGCTTTCAGGATACTGAAATGCAGGACGAAGCTCGTTGCCATTATCATAGAGCATACGCTTAGCATCGTCGGTTATCATTCTCATCTCAACAACACGCTTTTCATGTGTGTCAGGATCAACATATAAATCTCTTTCCTTGAAGTCTGGTCCAGCCAAGACCTTCATGGTAGTGAGCTTTCCTTTGTTGGTAGCCTGAGGAACCTTGTAATTAGAATATACATTGTATCCTTCCTGCTCCAGCAAATATAAAGCTTCATCGAGTTTCTGCTGAGATATGTTAATGAGTCCGGATGAGTCTTCACCAACATCAATGACTGCTTTGGGATTTTCCTTAATCATTGCTTTAAGGTATTCCGCTGTAGTCCTTGCTGCCTGAGCACGTTCGATTCTGGTAGGATGATTAAGAACTTCTCTTACGGTAGATTCACCAGCGACACCGGTAAGTTCTGCAATCTCTTGGTATGTCTTGCCTTTGTCCCGAAGTTCCTTGAATTTAGAATATAATTGAAGCTTCTGATCATTAATAGCAGCCGCATATTGAGCTTTTAGTCTTCCTGATGAAGGCTTGCCACTCTTTCCTATAATATGCAGCTCTTCTGCTATTTCAGCATCGGTCATTCCTTTCCCATCATGCCCAAATAGTCTTAGTCTTCTGACTCTTGTTACAAAGTCATCAGCATGCTGGTACGGGTTTTCGCCAGATCCATACTCAAAGCGCCCCGATCCTCGACCAGGGGGGTTTTCATCGTGAGCTACCCCTGTATGGCTTACGTACTCTTCGATTTCTACAAGAGAAGGAGCAAAGACGTTTCTTGCGAGTCTACGAAGTTCCATAAGGTCTTCTATTTCTTCTGCAACTGGATTTTGCTCTTTTAAAATATCATTGATCTCATTTGCAACAGAATTCATAACCTTATCACTCCTTTATCTTTAGACTCTCGATTACTTTGTCCATCTTCTTAATGATCTGCATAATATCAAATATGACTTCGGGATCTGCATACTCTTCTATGATCTCATCATTCTGATAGATTCGAAGTAACATTGAAATATCAAACGGCTTGACCTTGTATTCCAAGCAGAACAGCGCAGCATAGATTCTAAGCTGATCTAAGCTTGCCTTAGCAGATCCTGTCTTAAGGTCATGTATGCGAAGCTCTTTCTTTCGGAACGAGATGGCATCGCATGTCCCAAAACAGTTATCAGAAAAATATAAAGGCTGTTCTGGAGTCATCTTGTGCTCAATGCTGTCATTGACATACATATTGAGCGTCTTAGGAACGTCGTCAAGTCTTTCACGGTATTCAATGCATTTGGCTGCAAAGTCGTGAAGTTTAGTGCCATTTTCGATAGCAAGAAAATTTAAGTAGCTTTCTGCCATCTTGTCTTCAGAATATCTAATCCAATGATACCCCGAAGGCGATAAGTAGGCGTGTCTACCTACTAAGTCCGAATGTTTCACAAAGTTCATAAAGTACCTCCTCTTTGTTCTCCGGAAATATAAAACGGGAGAACGATGCTTTATTCATTTTATCAACATAGTAGTCTTGGTTGGGACGGTGTGGTTCATCCTTGCTTCTTTTGCATTCCAAAGTTGCCCACTTGTCCTGATACAATATCAATATGTCAGGTATGCCTTGCATCGTGTCTATCTTAACGATGTAGCCATCCTTAAAAATCTCACGCAGTTCTTTTAATAGTTCTGCCTGAAATTGATTCTCCTTTTTCATTGTTTTCTCCTTTCCAAAAAGAAAAGAGAAGGTGCTTTTTTGAAAACATCTTCTCTCGTAATAGTCGGTTTTTTTTATGCGATTGTAAAATATAAAATTAGTAATCGATCAGCGTGCAATGCTCTCTACATTCCGGATAGTTGCCACTGCAGCCAATACATTTTAGCGGTTTCTCATCCGGATGCTGTCTTTGATCCCATGACCCGTTCATTGCGTCATATCCACTGATTCTAATGTTGCAGTCATCACATTCAAAATAGTCATCAGGGTACACATCATAGTAAGTCATTGGAAATCCGCATTCAGGACAAACGGGTCGACCAGGATAAGCCTCTGGTTCATCACCAATCAAATGGTATGATGAGTCAAGTGGCCTATCACTTGTCCACCTAATCTTTTTACGTCTTCCCACTTCTTCTCCTCCTTTCCTTAAGCGTCCTTACAAGTCTCCTTCACTTCTCACTCACTTCTTTCTCCATTTCTCTCGGCTTCGCCTCCAAGGTGAAAAATAAAGTGAAATTTCATGTAAGGTCCTCTACGCTTTTTGCCATCCTATTGTACCTCTTTCATTTTTCACTTTTCAACCGAAAAATACTCGTATTTTACGTAGTGGCCAATTGGCCACCCTTTTTCCCTATATTTATATAAAAAATAAAATTTTTACAAAAAGTAATAAAATACCTGGCCAATTGGCCAATTTTTACAAAGTGCCATTTTTTGGCCCAAAAATGCCTTGAAAAGCCTTGAAAAACACGATTTTTGGCCATTTTTTGGCAAATTGGCCAGTTTTGTGTGGCCACCCTAAAACTGACCAGACCTGGCCAATTGGCCAATTTGGCCACCTTTTTTTCAAAATTTTGACCATTTTTGAGCAAAAAATTAGGGGGCATTTTTCATGCTCTCCCTAAATTTAAAAACAAAACTGGCCACTGACCAAAACTGGCCACTAAAAAGTGAAAGTTGTTTCACCTTTTATTTTTCACTTTTTGCACTTTTTAGAGCTTCAAGGAATCCACAATATACTGTTCTCGCGGCGTTAATTGGATTGTTAGATCCGCTTTACCGACCTCCAAAGCAGGTTCCTCATACTCTATTTTTCCAGCACTTATCTCCCCTCCACAAGCAGCATAACCGGCAATATCCACATACGTATCAGTATTGCCAGGCACTCCCGTAAGACGAGCAACCTTCATTAAAATCATCATATTGGCCACGTCCTTAGGAGATACATCCTTGTTTAAGTACGTGCTCCAATACGAAGCAATGCGCTGAAAACTGTCTTCAACACTGCCGTAGTTCTCACGTCTCGTGCCATTAACCGCCTCAAGAGCTTTCTTCAATACCTCTTCTCTCGTCATCCTCTTTGCTTTCTCCTTTCACAATATTAAGGGCTTTTTGCCTGACTTCCTCGTTCGTAACCTCTCTTGGAAAATAGTATTTGCACATTCTCTTCCTTGAAATATCAAGTGCTCCAGTTACATAAGCTTTCTCTCTATGTATGCAAAACCACTCATTGTCTCCTTCAAAACAGCAGCAATAATCACACGTACCACATTGGACATACTCGAGTCTCTTCCACTTGTTTTTGAGCTTTTTCATTTAGTGTTCCTCCAATGTGTAAACATAGCAATCAAAACCACTGCACATGAGAATAAAAGTCCGGCTACGAATCCAACAATAAAATCTCCACTCATATGCATTCCTCCTCGGCTGCTTCCGGATGAAGGTCATTATTGATCCATAGAATATCTATATGGCCACAGACCTTGCATCTTAGCACTTCAACAGTACAATTTGTATGTCTCTCCATGAGCTCATACTGACATTGGTCAAGCTCATTTACTCCAGGAAATATCCTTACATCCCCTTCTCCTTCTCCGCACTTATGCACATTATTTAGCTCCTTTCGTTCCAAAACTGTAATTCTTTGTAAACGCCGTAATGTTAAATTGCTTTTTGGCCTCCAAAGCTCTTGAAATGCCCCTGTCAATTGACGCTTTTGACTTAAAGTGATAGTAATACAGGTCTATGTACGGGGTGTTTCTTCTGTTTATTCTGCCGGCAGCCTGAACGGTCGCCTTATAAGAATATGACTGAGAGTAAAACACTATCGTATTGGTTTTAATGCAGTTCCAGCCCTCTGCCCCTGCGGTATACTGTACTAAATATACCCATCGGTCTGACTCGGGAACAGGCTGATGCATATGACCTGACCATTCTGATACTATCGTACCGTCAATATAAGGAAGCCCAAGCAAAATATCACGCTCATAATCAAAGCAGTAAAACACGATCACTTTAGGTGTTGTAAATAGAAGATCTAAAAAGGCCTTTGACCTGCTCGGATCTGTATTTACGATTCGCCTTAGGGCATAACAGAATTCAGAAGCGGACCAGAAAGGTTTTCCCTCGTTAAAAGGATTCTGTCTGGTCCTCATTACCTGCTTATATAGCTCAACATTATAGTCAACTGTAATATCAATATGGTGAGGTACCGTTTGGATCCTCGATTCCATCATAATGAGTATTGAGTCTCGGAGCCGTGTAAGTCGGTTAACTTCCAAATATCTTGCCACCTGCAAAAAGTGCTGCATAGGACGATACACTAAATGGCGCTGCACAAATTCAGTTTTATTTTTGTAAAAGCCGTTCGCTATGAAGACGGGAATGTAATCCTCCCACTTATCTCCTGGAGTAGCAGACAGTAATATCCATCGGTTACTCTTACAGATCTTAAGGAATGCTTTAGTCCAGGCTCCGTATCCAACCACTCGCTGCTCGTCAAATATGAAAAAGGCGTCCTTAACAGATACATACTTACCAACGTTATTCCAAGAATCGACAACGACCTTGTTATGGTAGAAGTTTGCCTCCGGATTCGTATTCATGTTAAACGGCGAAAGCTCTTCGTTCCATTCATCCGTATCCCTCTTTTTAGCAGTGGTGATAATATATAAGTCTGGCGGATCCTGCATTAATCGATGCCCGGAAGACGTAAGTGAGCCGCCGTACTCCTTGTAGAAGTATGCAAGACCGGTTCTTGACTTACCAGTCCCCACATCTCCACATAATATACAGCCGTCACGGAGTCTATATACGGCATCTAATTGATAGTCATCAAGCTTGATCAACATTCCCGCCTCCTAAGAAAATATCATTTATCTTCTGTATAGCGTACCGGCTTATGAGAGTTTTCGTTAACCGGCGTGGTTAAGCACTCATTGCAAGGATCAGGCATTATACCGTCCTCATCCTCTTCGATATCTTTGTGCTTGCAAGTCTGGCAATAAGGCCAAAACTCTACGAATTTCTGAAAAACCTGAGCGTCCATATCAGACCTCATCGTCTGCAGAAATTCTGTCAGCGTACTTATAAGCAAATTCGTCCTCTAAAAGAGTGACATACATGGTTTTAAGGTAAGCACGAACGCCCGACTTTCCGTTAACTTCCCAGCAATAAGGCCTGATCGTAAGGTCTACCGATGCAATCTCAAGATCATCAAGGTTACAGACCTCATCTTCGCGAAGAAGACGCACATTGTTTCTGGTAACAACATAGATCTTCGGCGGATAGGACTTATAAGAGACCGTTACCGGGAGGAAGTAATCCGGCTCTGCGTCCTGATCGTCATCCATTCTGGATTTGAATTGCTTAACATACCAGCCTTCGTCCAGAAGCCTTTTAGCTTCATCATGGTCCGAAAGGACAAGCGAGAACGTCCTGTTTCCGGATTTGTTGAACTGGTCAACACGTCCTGCAAAGTTCCTGTGTACGATTTTTGCGTTTTCAATAATAATGTTTTCAAGCTGAGTGTTCATAATTAATCTCCTTTTCTTTTTCTTTATGCTCATTTACTTTTGACACATCCCAAGGGACGTCGTCTTCGTCATCATCCGACACAAAGGCCTCAAAGTCACCGTATTTACTGATTGCTGCCTTTGCATCATCTACCAGTGATTTGTAGTAAGACTTATCGATAATATCCATTGGATCTTTCATCTTTCCTACATACTCAGACTCCAACCACAAATATCCTTTTGCACCCGTGGCTGAGTCATACTTCTTGTTTCCGTCCTTATCCTGGCCTTCTCTTAAAAGTTCCTTTCCACCGAACTCTTTCTTTACGGGACAGAATAGTCCTACTTTTCCTATAAACTCTGGGTCGCCGCCTTCTTTGCGCAAATATAATGCAGTAGAGACGGCCTTAGTCTCACACATGTCACTGAATTCCAAAGGCTCATGCGAGAATAGAGTTTTAAACACATAAGGAACCTGGAACTGGGTACCAGTCGCTGTCCATGCCCCTGGATGGTCTTTATTGTCCTTTAAAACGCCTTTTAGCGAGTCGACGTATAGATCCCCATATAGTTCCCTACATCGCTCTATGGTGGCATATTTCGCAATATAGACGGCATCGTTAACAAGGCACATGCGATCGTACGTAGCCTCATGTTCGAAGTCATAACCGTAAAGATGGCCGTATTCTTCAATGAACCTTAGAATATCATTTGTAGCATTAGGTACCTTAATGGAGTCTGTCTTAATGTGAGCAACAGTAAAGCCTCTCGACTCTACTTCGTGCCTTAAGTTTTCCATGAATAGAGCGCCTCGTTTTGCCACAATATTATCAATGTTTCTAACGTCCTTAAAAGCATTGTCAAACTTTGCTGCAGTAAGCCCGTAGACCGCGTTTATAACGATTTTAAGAGCATATGCAAGCGCCTTGGCGTCAAACCCTACTTCCTCTAAAAATGGCTTTAAAGCCCCGTCAAGCACCTTTTTAGCCTCTTCATAATATCCATGCTTAATAAGGACTCTCGTGTCTTTGAGTTCCTTAAATCGCTTCGTATAGACAGGTCCAAAGAGCTCCTCATCGATAGCAGAAGACGGGTGCATTGAGGCAATATCATCTAATGCCACATCATAGTAGACACCAGGATTGGCCATGACCCTACCGCCTTCACCAATCTCCTCTCCCCGATAAATTGACTTACCAAATGAGTAAGAGTATCCAGGGAAGATTGGTCGCCCGTTCGTATCAAACTTAGTAAACTCGCGATCAAGCTTAAAGCCGGTTCGAGACTCAAATTCATCGATCATCTCTTTTGTCTTCTTGTCATCAATTTGAGAGATCTCTCCTAAGTTACGGTAATTGAATTGGTCTTGAGGATGCTTGTCTTTTCCGAATATGAATTTGGCGGATAAGGAGTTGGTCGTATCGTTTACGGAACCACCGGTTACTTTAGCTAAGATCTGCCTTGCCTGCCAATCAGCAGAAAGGTGATCAAACACCGCTTCCTCTGCGTCAACGTCATTACCACAATACTCGGCTACCTTATACCATTGGTCTTCCGGAATAGGCTCGTCCCAAGAATATCCAAGTTCCTGATGGTGAATTCCAAGATCGATCTCCCACTTCTTTAAAGACTGCTTCGTTGCCGCAAAATCGTACACATCTGTATAAGATAGGTTATACGCTTCGCCAAAGAAAGCGCCCTTATCGCCTGATATGATTCGCTTAGATAAGGCGTAGAGTTCAGCGTTGGAATATCCAAGTTTGGCGGCCCACATTACATGGTTGTCATATCTGCGGCAGTTAAAGCCAATGAGCTTTTCAGTAAATAGCTGATCTAACTGCTCGGGTGTTGGGTTGAAGAGGTAGTTTTTGGTCTTCTCATGATGGTACTTCCAGACAAGTAAGAAGAGATTCGGGACAATTTCAACGTCAAAAAACACGTACGGACGCTCGTTTTGGATATCAATTGACTCGGATGGCTCTTCTGATTTGAAGTGCATCTTAGAATATAACTTCAGGCAGTAATCCTTTTGATGAGTTGAGTTAAGGGCAAAGACGTAGACCTTGGTTTTTAAGCCTGAAAGGTCGTACTTAAGCCCTTTAGAGTAAGCGTTTTCTAAGGCATTGTATATGTAGTCAATGGAGCTCTTGGTCGATGGTGCGATTTCTTTGTTAAGATTTCGCACTATGTGAGTGTATAGAGCTTTCTCTGACTCAAAGCCTTCAAAAGTTGTCATCTTCTTTTTCTCCTTTTTAGGAAGACCTGAATTAATGGTTCGGATCGGAATATCATTGCAAAAAGAAAGTCTGCGACGAAGTGAACTGTTACCGGTAAACACTTTGACCTCAATATCTTCATCATAGATGCAAGAGAGTTCGGACACATCACCATCGTAAATATAATGCAGGTGTACTCCCTCTCCCGATTTTGAGAACTCGGCGTACGTACTAGGCCATTTACTTGCCTCTTTAAGATTTAATTCCTTTGACTTATTACCGTCCTTATCCTTCAGGTCAAAGTCTATTACAATATGCTGGTCAGGTGGCCTAACATAATGTGTCTTGGTTGTATCCAGGTCTTTAAGAAATGTTGTGACATTGGACCATTTGGCTATCGGGGTTCCGGAATCGCTGGCGTATTGAGCCTGACAATCGGCTAACTCTTTGTCCAAGAGCGATGCCGTCTTAGTTAAACTAAGCCATGAAGGTGCTGGCTCTGGTTCCTCAATATTCAAGTTGGTCCTTGAGCTAAATTTGTCTTTCTTAAAACCGGAATACAATTTACGAACACGTGCTCCGTCTACAGTAGCGCGATCTTCATACGTGTCAAAGTAAGTCCGAAGCTCCTCTTTAAATATCCGCAAGGGTAATGGATACTGGACTCTTGCCTCTTTCACATACTCGTTGTACTTTTCCCAGGCAAAAGCCTGAGTAACTCCTTCAGGTTTGGAAAATAAGAAGTAATTATCTTCCATGAAGTTGTAAAAGTCATTTGTCGCGCCTAACATGCAGAGCGGAATGTATTGCTCATATGCGTCTTGGTTTGATTCATAGACTTTAAGGCAATGACTTGCGATTCCTCCTAATTCAAAAGGAATCTCCCGTTTGATGGCGTTGTATTCCTTTAATGGGAATGTGTTACCGGTAGGTTGGACATCAATGAGCCTTCGTATGATACCTGACTTTGAGTCCGTGATCCTAACCGGTTTGTTGGTTCCCATAAATAAGAATGTGTTGAACGTCATTGTGTAGGGGGATTTGAATTTCTCATTAACAAACATCTTTTCGTGTGCTGTTAACGAATTAAGTTTTGTGTTGTCCTCAATTCGAGATAAGTCTCCATCGTGCTGGATAGCAACGAGTGGGTTGTCTGCAAATGCAGCTAAGGCAAACGGGTCCGTATTCGAGCCAAGCGTTTTTGAGTCAAACACTGAGTCATATCCTTCAAAGAGCTTTTCAATGATGTGAAGGACTGTTGACTTACCCGTTCCCTTATCGCCATATAGGACAACGAATTTTTGAATCTTTTTGGAATCTCCGGATATAATAGCTCCGATTGCCCATTCGATCTTATGCCTTTCCTCTGGAGAATATAAACGGGACATGAGCTTATCATAAGCACTAATATCCCCTTCTTCCAAAGGATAAGGAAGAGTTCTGGTTGCATAATCGGTCTTTTTTACCTCCGAATTTGAGAACATTACCTTTTCGTCTAATACATGATACGAGTCTCGGAGTTGGTTTTTTACGTACGTATGCCAGCTGTCAATCATTTTAGACTTCGAATCACGCATGTACATTACTTTAAATGGCATATCGTATGAGTTCTTGTGCTCCTCTACGTACTTCTCAAGTTCTCTATCGATAAGCTCCAAAGCATCTGATTCATCAGTAGACCAAAGGCCACGATCTTCCACCCAAACAGCGTAAAAGTCGCGGCCCTTAGTCATTAAATCTTTTGATTTGGGATAGGTTCGAAAAGAAGGAAATATAATACGTATGCCCTTATTGTTTCGTTCCTCTGAAATAATAAGGAAGTCAAGCATTTATACCCCCTCTTTTCCTATTGCATATCGATTAAGTTGCCACCAAATATCACAGGTAGGATTCATACCCGCCTGTGGTACATCAAATAGAACCCCTGACTCCAAGAAAATATCAAGGACACTGCTAACGAAAGTATCATCGTACTGATCATCATTCATGGAATCGAGCTTTAATGACTCAATCATTGCCCAGAACCAGTCACCAGTCCTGTCGCCGTAATCCTCATCGTACATAATCTGACTTTCAAATCTTGCAGCAAGTGCAATCATCATCTCTAAAATAGAGCAGTCACGATTATCTAAGACACTCGCAATAGCAGCGGCCTCAATATTATTCTCTTCCCCAAAACGGTACCTTAAATCAATTCCATCAGAATATCTATTGCCGTCCGTATAGATCTCATACCTAAATGCGGTAGTGAATAGACGGGTAAAGAGCCTCTTATAAGAACGAGTACTGTACCGTTTGGAGTTATAGCATACGAGCGAGCAAAGCCAGACCTTATACTGACCAATTATCTCGTGTGCGTTCATGTAATCACCTCATTAGAAGGGCTCTGGAGAGAACACTTCATATAGTTTTCCGTCAATATTGTTTTTAACGAATATATGCTCGCCTGTGGACTTTAATATCTCTGCTACGTCTCTTGGCTCCATGCCGAGTTTAGTAGTCAGGATCTCGTCCGGCAAATATAAGGAATGCCCCTGATCGTTTACGACCATTTCTTCGACGTCAATCTCCTCTGCATTGGCGATCTCGATAGCTTTTTCCTTCGTGAGGATCTTATAAGGGTGCTTTTCGTCAGTTTTTGGTGTCTCCTTTACATTCGATACCTCTTCCGCTTTTACGCTCTCGGCTGTATCCTGCTTTTTTTCAGATTTCCAGTACTTCTGATAAGCTTCCTTTACGCTGTCAATCTCAGCATTGCAACGTTTTTGGGCAATTGCCTTGCCGGCAAAAATTCCGCCGACAAAGCCTGCTCCTGCTGACACAAGACCGATACCAATGCATCCCCATACTGTTGCTGCGTTCATAATTACTTTGCTCCTTTCACATACTCATAACCCAAAACATTTCCGTCAACGTTCGGATCCAAAATGACAGTTCTCTTAAGTCCGCCATGCTCATCAAGAACATAAACGGATTTGATTCGAAGATCTATGTAGTTTGAAACACTTGGATTATCCGGATCATAGACCCATCCACATACTCTCGGAAGGTCAGTATCATACGATGTGACATTACCATACTCGTCATATCTCGGAATACCATCATGTTTCATTCCGAGCGCATCAAGTACGTCTGACATAAATATCGGAACCTTTGCCCTGCCACAGTTCTTAGCTTTTAGCATATCGTTTAAATATGCCTGCTTTGCCTGAAGAATCCTTATTGACATGTCTATTGCCAGGTCCGGGTCAAGATCTTTTACGTCAACGAAGTCATCGGATGTGGTAGCGTCGAAATAAAAAGCATATGGAGAACCCTGAAGGTTAGGATCCAGGATCTGAATTTTCTCTTTTACTGTCGTGATCTCACCTGTGGAAATATCAACTTTCTTTGCCTCAATTTCTCTCTCTTCCTTAACGCCGAGTCTCATTTTCTCTTCTTCGGCAGTAAGTCCTTTTTCTGCCAAAATATCCTGATAACGGGATACGAGGGTGGAAAGAGCTGCATACGCAGAAGCACCCATTGCAAGTCTTGCCTGCATTTGAGCATGAGAGATGCATATCCCTGCTATTCCGAGTCCGGAAAGACCTACGCCTATCGAATAATATCCGGC